TAGGCTTTGACATTTAAAACACTATTAGGTATTGCCTGACAGTTCCAATGTATAAATCTAAATGGTTCATATCCCATATCTACTACATATTGGTGTGGCATGTAAGATGGAAAAAACATAGTTCTTCCTGGTTGAACTTTATAATTAACTTGTGTTGATGCATAAGTTACTTTTGTCTTATCTTTTTCAGGTAAAAGATTCATTATATTACCTGGTCTTGGATCTTCAAATACCGGCATTGAGGTTGCCTCTGATGCTTTTAAAAAATAAAAACCAGATATATGTCCATTCCAATGAGTGTGTAAAGTATGGTAGCCACCGCCTTTTTTGGCAAATTCTTGAACCCACATTTCCGTTGTAAACAGTGAATACTTAGTTAAGTCAAAACCCATTTCACCTAATAAGTTGTATGCTGTTGCACCTATATAATTTTGTAACTTTTGAAACTTAGGATCACCTATTAAACTTGCTGAATGAAAAACCATTCCCATATCACCTTTGTTTCCAAACTTTTTATTTCTTTTATCTATTGTTTTTTTTAAATTTTTTTTTGCTTCTTCAATATAATGATCAGACGCTTTATTTAATTCATTAACAAATCTAGATTCATCACCATACCATATAGGACAAGGAAATAAATTTTCTCTTTGTAATTGTTTTGGAAATTGTAATTCTTTTTTTTTCTTTTTCATATTCTCCTTATTTAAATGGCCAACCAAGATTCCATATAACTAAACTATATCTTGAGCCTTTTTTTACTGGGCATACTCTATGCCAAACAAATGAAGGGAATACTACTAAACTTCCTTTAGGTAATATTTCTGTACACTTTCTTATATTAGATTTTTTATCAGGATCTAAATTTCTAAAATCAAATTCTAACTCTCCACCTTTGTAATCTTTTGGATCTGATAATGTAACTGTCACAGATAACTTTCTAATTTTACCATGTGATGGATCATTAGGTTGCTGTCTTATATAAGGTTGATCCCAACTATCACAATGCCAATCATAAAATTGACCTTTAACATATTTTGTAAACTGACAAGATTCAGACCAATTCCATTCAAAATTCCAACCTGCATTAGTATTAGCTTGATTAATATATGGTTGTATTTCTTTATAAATCCATCTATCATTCATCCAAACAATATCTGAATTTCTTTTCTTTTTTAAATCTTTTGTTTGTCTAGCATTTAAATTTTTACCTTCGCCATATCCTCCAGTAACTGCCATTTGATCTTGTAATGATTTTCCATAACGTACAATGTCATCACATATTCTTTCTGGTATTGCACTTTGGAAATACCAATAATAATTTGTTAAATTCATATCCCTTATATTATACTAATATTATTTAAAATTGTCAAGGGGTATTAATTTTATGAAACTGTTAATGTACCAGAAGCTGTAAATTTAGCTATTTTATCACCACCTGGATGTGTTGATCCTGTAAACGCACAACATGGAGTACCTGCAAATGTAATTGCACTTGGTCCTCTGATTACAACTATTCCTGATCCACCTGCTGCTCCTATATTTACGGGGCTAGTGTTTGCACCACCACCTCCACCACCACCAGTATTTGCAGTACCTGCTGTAGCTGCTGGTCCACCACCCGGTGATCCGCCACCACCACCGCCGGCTCCTCCGGCTCCTGCACTATTACCACATCTTATTCCACCTCCACCACCACCAGCATAAGTAGTGTCTGGTCCTAAAATTGTATTAGGTGCTCCTGCACCACCAGCACCAGCAGTAGTTGGTCCTGGAGCAGGTGATCCTGCTGCAGTGGCTCCACCACCACCAGAACCTCCGTATTTACCTGTTGATGGTCCACTACCACCGGGATTTCCTTGAGGTGGGTCTGTAGGAGGTGTATTACCTGCACCACCACATCCTCCGTAACATGGTCCACCAAAAGAACCTCCTCCACCAGAACCTCCAGGTCTTCCTACTACGTTTTCTGTACCTCCACCACCACCACCGGTAGATGTTATTGTTGAAAAAGTTGAATCATTTCCATCATTACCTACAAAAGTTGAAGAAACTGGAACACCAGGACGTTGTGCTCCACCACCTCCAACTGTAATTGAATAGCATCCTGGAACTATGTCTAATGCTGAACCTTGTAAAGGACTTGGTCCATAACCAGAAGCTCTATAACCTCCAGCTCCACCAGCTCCTTGACCAGCACCACCACCTCCAGCACCTCCACCACCACCGGCTACTACTAGATAATCTAATTGATAAAAAAATTTAGGCCATGTTACTACTGATTCTCTTAATTTTCTATAATGTGTTTTTAAATTCCATATACCACTTGCTTTACTTAATTCTTTTACGATAACAATTCCCGGGCCACCTGCACCGCTTGCTCTAGAGCCAGGCCCACCACCTGAACCTCCACCACCACCTCCAGTGTTATTTGTTCCTGATACTGCAGCTACTCCTGGTTGTTTACCAGCTCCACCACCACCTGTTCCTCCAGGACCTTTTGTTGGATCTCCTCGACCTCCACCACCACCTGCATAAACTCCACAGCTTGGAAGTGTTGCTCCTGGAAAATAAGGACTAAAATCTGTTCCTGCACCACCTGTTCCTCCTGTAGTTGAACCTGGTGCATCTCCTCCTACAGCTGCGTGTCCTCCTCCGCCAGCTCCTTCATCTGGACTTGGTGAACTACCACCATTATTACCTTGACCAGAAACTCCTGTTCCACCAGGACTTCCTCCACCAGCTCCACCACCTGAACCTCCAGCACTTCCTGATTCAACGCCTGGAGATCCTCCTCCACCACCACCTCCAGTTGATGTGATTGGGTTTGATGGAAAACCTGCTACTGAATTACTTCCACTTCCTCCTCTTGCTACGGCACAGTCTCCTCCAACTGTGCTTCCACCACCACCAACAGTCATTGGGTAAGGGGTGCTTCCACAAACAGATATACATGTAGCAATTTGTGCACCACCTGCTCCACCACCTCCACCTGAAGCATATCCACCTGCTCCTCCCCCTGCTACAACAAGAGTATTAACAAGTCTAGTTGCTGATTGAGTAGTGACTGCTCCAGTAGATGTTTTAGATGTAACAGTATTCTTCCCAAAAGAAGTTATGTTTCTTTTACCTATTATACCGCCATTAGTTCTGGCCATTTAGTCTCCTATTAGGACACCCAAGCTGAACCATTCCAATTATAAACTGTAGGTGTTTCAGCTGTATCATTTGATTTAGTTGCTTCCCAACCTGTATCGTTGTCAGCTTTGTATTTTGTTTCGTTCCATTTAATTCTATAAAACCATGTAGGTGTATCATTACCATCATCAACTACTGATGGATATGTAATTGGTGCTTGCCAATCATCACTACCATCTAATGTCCATGAAGCATAAGGTTGTTGTGCTAAAAATTTATTTTTTGATGGGTTATAGATATAACCAATACCTGCGTATTGTTTTCTAAAATTATGATTGTAAGAAGTTTGTTTCCATGTGCCACCTCCAAAAAAATTTACACACCATGTTTCACCATCGGCATGCTCATCTGAAGGCACAACATCGTTAGCAACAACTACTACTCTTTTTACAACTAAATGTGTATCAGATGTAAAACCTGTTGGGTCTGTTTTTGATTCTAATTCTGCAAAATGTGCCATACTATTTTCTCCTTAATTTTCTCCTAAAAGTTATTTATAATTTAATTTTAACTTATTGTTAATGTTCCTGATGCTGTAAATTTAGCAATCTTATCACCTCCTGGATGTGTAGATGCTGTATAAGCACAACAAGGACTACCTACAAAAGTAATATCACTTGGTGCTCTTAAAATTACTATTCCTGAACCACCACTAACTCCTGTGAATGCACTGTTAGCAGATCCACCACCTCCACCACCAGTATTAGCAGTTCCTGCGGCGGCTGTTCCTGGACTACATTGTCCAATTGCACCACCACCGGCACCACCTTGACCAGCATTAGCTGAAGGACCACCTTGTACTGATCCACCGCCTCCACCAGCATATGTAACTGATGATCCTGTAATTGTTGTTGCAGTTCCATCGCCCCCTGGTCCACCTTTTTGACCTGGAGCAGGAGCGGAGCCTGCTTGTGAATGACCACCACCACCAGCAACACCGTATGATACTGGTCCTAAAGACGAATTAGGAAAAGCTGTTCCTCCTGGTTGACCTTGAG